ATGTCGAAGCACGCGATGATGAAATCGCCGTACTTGAGGCCAACATAGAAGACATGAACGGTGTCATCTCAGACCAGCAGGATGAACTGCGAGCACTGGTGCGCTTTATCAAGAAGTTCAATCATCCTGAAGAGTACGGTCATCTGCTCGATGCTGATGCAAAGCAGGCCGTTATGAAGATACTAGCGATCTATAAGGAGTATGATGAATGACTGACCTACGCAAAGCAGCAGAGATGGCGTTGGAGGTTTTTGACGGCCCTGTATTGAAAGATGCCACGGAACACGCAATGAGACTTCGTAAGGCTTGTGACTTACTACGCCAAGCACTAGCGCAGCCGGAACAAGAGCCTTTCATTGTAGACCGTGGGTGCTGGGAGCGTGGGTGTATGGCTTACGACTGGCGTGATGGTGATGCCGTAAATATGAGCCAAGAACGTGTCGATGAAACGGCAAAATGTGAACATGACACTCTTGGTTCTGAGTGGGCCGAATGTATGAAGTTACCGATAGTTGTTCATGTCCGCAACCAGAGAGAGGGGGAAACTCACATAAGCACAAGGGAAGGTATTACGCCTGTGTTGCCAGACGATTTAATTATGCGTGGGGTTGCTGGTGAAGAATACCCAATTGGGCGTGAGTTGTTCGAGCGCACTTACACCTTTGGCACCGCACCACCAAAGCGTGAATGGGTTGGGCTGACAAATGATGACGTACACGACGCATTTAACTATGTTGAGATGGTCAAATTGCTGGATTTTGATAGGGATAGGCCAGAGTGGTGCGAAGCGTTTGCTAGGGCTTGCGAGGCAACGTTAAGGCATAGAAACGGAGAAAAGCAATGAGTTTCTTACGAGATGCGGCGGTAGATTTAATTATTGCTTTGCAAAACCACGGAATACCAAAACAAGTTGAAATTCAATTTAGTCGGTTATGTCAAGAAGTTACCAGGTCAGCGGAGATTGAAACAGCGATGTTAAAACGCAAGCACTCCTGCCCTGATTGGGATTATATGGTTATAGATGAAGATAGCCCAGAATTTGAATCATGCCTTTGTTATGCAGAGTCGGTAAAAGAGTGGGCTGGTCTTACTGAAGCGGACATTTATGAATCAATAGGAATTGAGGATGAATTTGAATTTGCCAAAGCCATTGAAGCCAAACTAAAGGAGAAGAACACATGAGCACAGAGGAAATTGTGGACTTGGCAGAACAGGCCGGAGCCGAGTGGTCAGATTTCGGGAGGATTCAGTTTGAGACCGAAGACGACCTGGAGAAATTTGTGGACTTGATATTGGAGAGGACAAAAAATGTATGAAGCTGACCACGCTTGTAGGATCATTAAACTGGGCAATCGCCTTCAGCACGAAATGGCTCGGTCTTATAATCCCAACCGAGACTCCATCGTCGCGTTATGTCAGGAAATTGAGAACTCGGCCCATGAAGTCTACAAGTGGGCCAGGGGGATTCAGGGTGATGACGATGGGCAAACTTGAAGACCCCAATTTCAAATACATTCCAAAGTCCGAGTCTGAGAAGCCCGGATACTTGGAGCGTCGCATGAAGATTTACAAGGAAATGGTAAAGAATGAATCGGTACGAGCAATTCATCCTCAGTCGAAAAAAGGTCACAATCAAGCAGATCATGGATCACTTTCTGGTCAGCCAGACCACCGCGTACAAGGCCGTCAACTCGCTGTTGTCGCAAGGAAGGCTTAGACGGTATGTCCACAACCGGAAAAGGTATTACACAAGCGGACATCGACCGAGCAGCCAGCCGAGTCTTGGGGGACAAGTTCTGTTTCAGTTGCCAGACCTACCGAAAAGTCGAGAACGGCAGCTTCGTACAACGTGGGAATAGGAGGAACCTGTGGAAGTGCTTTTTATGCCAAAAGAAATTGCGGCCGTTATCGCAATCGTCGGACTGACCTTCGGCGCTTATAAAACGTGGAGAAATGATGAGCAAGACTGACAAGATACTGGGAACCATCGGCAACGACCCAATCACGATCAACAAGATCTCGGAGATCACCGAGTTCCCGCAGTCCGTGGTGTCGGGAATCCTGGCCGCACTCCTGCGCCGGAAGATCATCCAGCGGGAGAAGGTCGAGCGGATTTCGGGGACTGGGCCAAAAATGCAATGGGCCTACAAAATCGTTGACCAAAACGCTGAAATTGTGGTAGATTCGGTGGCGGAGTAGTCCGTCCTCCTCCGGCGCTCCTTCAAGCACTCGACCCCCCTCGCTCACAAGGCTTGGGGGGTCATCTTTTATGGATCAGACATGAAAAAACCCACGATCATCATTGGACTGCTCGGTGGCCCAAAGGGCAAGATGAAAGAGGCCGAGAATGGGCTTCTGGAGTCCGATATGCCCGAGGCTCTGGCCGACGAAGGGCTGAACAAGGCCAACAAGGCCAACGCTGTCCTGAAGGCGAATTATGGCCCCTCCAACGACAAGATGCGCTATTGCGGCAACTGCGAATACTTCATGACCGAGATGCCCAGCCTCAAGAAAGGCGAGGGCTTCTGCGAAGTCTGGGAGTTTAAGTGCTCCGAGAAAAATTTGTGCGCTGCATGGGAATTTAAGAAACCCGAAGAAGAGGAATCAGAATACGAGAGTGAGGACTAACTTATCCCGCGACGTGGGATTCGGTTGGGTACACGACCTCACTCTCACCCTTTAACTTAGGAGACTGCTATGCCGTTCGCTTCAAAAGCCCAGGCGCGTTTTATGTACGCCGCCGCCAAAGACAAGGACATGGCCAAGAAACTGGGTGTACCTCAGTCCGTGGCCAAGAAGTACGTCAAGGAAGGTCAGTCCTCGCTCAAGAAACTGCCCCAAAAAGTAAAGGGGAAAATGTGAAATCCGTCTGGGATAAACCCCGCCCCAAATCTCTTGGCAAGCCCAAAGAGCTGTCCAAGAACCAGAAGGCAGCCGCCAAGCGGTTCGCCAAGTCCACCGGAACCAAGTACCCCTCTCTGGTCGCCAATATGCGCGGCGCACAGGCCAAGAAATGAAGATCAAAGAGGCGGCCAAACGATTTGAGGAATACGATGCTCGCACTAATCGGAAGATGGCTGAACATAATCGCTCGGGTGGTAGTGTACGCAAGCCCGTCAGGTCAACTAAGGGTGCGTCAAGAAGCGATCAGTACGACCGAGCAAAATTCATCTACCGAAAAGCCGCCCAAGCCCTGTCTGCTGGACACCCTCTGCAAGACAAGAACGGAGCGCCTACACCCGCCGCCATGCAATTCAAGCGATGGGCCGTCGCCAAAGTCCCGAAAAACCAAAAAGACCTCCGCGAGCTCAAAGCCCTCGGCGAAAGGCTCAAAGCCCGCTACAAGCCGAAAGAAGACTAAATGACCAAGATCGAAGCCCTCTGGGAAGACATTAAGACCTTCTTCCGCCGCCTGTGGAATTAAAACTTAACCTCGGCTCCGGCAAGGACTGGCGCAAGGACTGTATAAACGCCGACATCCAGGCGAGAACCAAGCCCGACTGGGTGGTGGACATCACGAGAATCAACTGGGGCGAGGAGATCGACACCCGCCTGGGCAAGTTCGTAATACAACCGGGGATGTTCTCGGAGATCGTCGCCAACGACGTGCTCGAGCACATACCGGACTTGGTGCAAGCCATGACCAACTGCAAGGAGTTGCTGGCCGACGACGGGATCATGGACATCCACGTCCCCTACGACCTGTCCTACGGTGCATGGCAAGACCCCACCCACGTTCGCGCCTTCAACGAGCGCTCGTGGTTGTATTACACAGACTGGCATTGGTACCTCGGCTGGAAAGACCGATTCGACCTGCAAGAGATTCACTACGAGCTTTCTGAGATCGGGCAAGCACTTGCCGCACAGAAAGTGGACGAAGATACTATTATCCGCACCCCTCGCGCAGTAGACGCGATGCGTGTTATACTTGTAAAAACTTCTCCGAACAACCTCAGAGGAATCGGATGCACGGCGCTCAGAAGATTGAATGGGTAGACACTAATAGTCTTATCCCCTACGCCAAGAACTCCCGCACCCACAGCGAAACGCAGGTGGCTCAGATTGCGGGAAGTATTAAAGAGTTCGGATTCAACAACCCCGTCCTGATCGACGAAACGGGCAGCATCATTGCTGGCCACGGCAGGGTTATGGCCGCGCAGAAACTTGGATTGCAGACCGTCCCAACGATAACGCTGGAGCACCTCTCCGAAACCCAGCGCAAAGCATATGTGATCGCCGACAACCGGCTGGCCCTAAACGCCGGGTGGGATGACCAAATGCTGACCTTGGAGTTAAACGACCTCAAGGACGACGGCTTTGACTTGAGTCTACTGGGGTTCGATGCGGACGAGATGAACGCCCTGCTCAACCCGATCAAGGAAACGGAAGGGCTAACGGACGAGGACGCGGTTCCCGAGGTTCCAGAGGAGCCAAAGACCAAGCCCGGTGACATTTATAAACTTGGCCGCCACCGTTTAATGTGCGGAGACTCCACCAGCATCGACGCGGTGGAGAAGTTGATGGATGGTTATAAAGCGGATTTGTTGCACACAGACCCGCCATATAATGTTGATTACGATAATAGTTCAAGACCAAAACCCGGAAAGGCTTTAGGCAAAATCCAAAACGACACTATGGATAACGAGTCGTTTTATGAGTTTTTAAGGTCGGCTTTTACTTGCGCTTATACAGTACTAAAAGATGGTTCTAGTGCTTATGTTTGGCATGCAGACAGAGAAACAATCAATTTTAAGCAAGCAGCATTAGATTCTGGGTTTGAGTTTGCTCAAACAATTATCTGGAAAAAACCAATGTTGCTTAGTCGGACAAGGTATCAATGGGCGCATGAACCTTGTATGTTTTTTGTAAAAGGTGTCCCTTATTTTACTGACGATAGAAAAAAAACCACGGTCTGGGATTTTGGTGGGTATGACAAAAGCAAAAATGTTCATCCAACTCAAAAGCCAGTATTTATTCCAGAGGAAGCAATAAACAATTCAAGCAAGCAAGGTTCAAATGTCCTTGACTTATTTGGAGGCTCTGGCTCAACAATGATTGCTTGCGAGAAGTTAGGGCGCACTAACTTCACGATGGAACTCGACCCAAAGTATTGCGACGTAATCGTAAAGCGGTGGGAAGACTTTACCGGCCAGAAGGCTGAACTTGTTTAAGCGCTGGATCGTGGTTTATAAACATGACGGTTCGCCAGTAGACTTTGCTTTATTTGTCCACAAGTCCAAAGCAGAGTTATTTCGGCAAATTCAAAGTAATGCGGACAAGTTAGAAGTCAGGCAATTCAATTTAACGGAGATATAAAATGGCAGAAGGAGTGGGTCGCCCGGCTCACCAACCGACTGACCAGAATCGGCTTCAGGTCAAGACTCTGGCTGCGGTAGGTATCCGGCACGAAGACATCGCCGCGAAACTTGGCATCAGCGCAGACACGCTGACAAAGTATTACCGGCAAGAACTGGACGACGGACGTGTGGATGCCAATGCGGTCATCGCCAAGTCCCTTTACGAGCAAGCCAAGAATGGGAACACGACGGCTCAGATCTTTTGGTTGAAGACACGGGCTGGCTGGAAAGAAACCCAAGTGAACGAACACACCGGGGCAGATGGGCAACCGCTCAAGATCAACGTGGTGACAGGCATTGGCTGAGGTTAGTCTTGACACGAAATATAGGCCACGAGAGCAGCAACGCAAGATTCACGAGGCTGTGGCTGGACATCGCTTCGTCGTGGTCGTGGCTCATCGCCGGATGGGCAAGACTGTGGCTGCGCTTAACCAACTCATCCATTGCGCCCTCCAATGCGAGAAGCCAAACCCGCGTTTTGCTTACATCGCGCCGACGTACGGACAGGCCAAGAGAATCGCCTATGACTACTTATGCGACTTCACGCGACCGCTCGAAGCCACGCATAATATCTCGGAACTAAAGGCAGACTTTTACGGACGCAGAATCCAACTCTACGGATCAGACCATTTTGATAGTCTCCGTGGACAGTATTTCGATGGGGTCGTGCTCGATGAGATTGGTGACCAGAACCCAAAGATCTGGAATGAGATTATTCGCCCTGCCCTCGCCGACCGCCAGGGCTGGGCGTTGTTTCTAGGAACCCCCAAGGGTGCTAATCACTTCAAAGACTTCCGTGACCGCGCCGAGAAAGAACCGGGCTGGAAACTACTTGAGTTCAAGGCTTCGGAGACTGGGATTCTTCCGCAAGAAGAACTTGACGCGGCTAAGAAGGAAATGGGCGACGACAAGTACGCCCAGGAGTTTGAGTGCTCCTTCGCGGCTGCCGTTGAAGGCTCTTACTATGCGGCAATTATTAACGGGCTTGCGCCGGAGCGTTTCCAAGCGTTCGCCACCGACGACCTCACCAAAACCTATACGGCTTGGGACTTGGGCGTTGGCGACTCTACGGCAATCTGGGTCTGTCAAGTTGTGGGGCAGGAAAGGCGGCTTATTGACTTCTACGAGAACCACGGACAGGGGTTGGATGCCTACGTCCGTTGGATTCGTGATAATGGGTACACTCAAGCCGAGCACATCCTTCCGCACGACGTTGAGGTTCGGGAACTCGGTTCAGGTAAGAGCCGTAAGGAAGTATTGCAAGAACTGGGTCTGTCTATTACGGTCTGTCCGAGGCTTGGGGTTGACGATGGAATCCAGGCGGTCAGAAGGATGCTTCCGAATTGTTGGTTTCACCCGAAGACCAAGCAAGGACTCGACTGCCTGAGAAACTACCGACGAGAATACGACGAGAAACGAAATGTCTTTTACGATAAGCCTTTACATGACTGGGCTTCCCACGGAAGCGATGCTTTTCGTTACCTGGCGGTGGGGCTGAACACTACGAGCAACTGGGGCAAACCGCTCCCAATTAACACGAAATGGATCGTCTGATGCAAGAACTCGACTTACGCGCAATCCTGGACAACGAAATCGACAACGCGCTCGGATTTATTAATACCGAGACCACCGAGGAACGCCGCAAAGCCATCAAGTATTACAACCGCGAAGCCTACGGCAACGAGGTCGAAGGTCGCTCCACGATCGTGACCGGTGAGGTCGCCGAAGCTGTGGACGGTGCGATCCCCCAACTGCTCCGCATTTTCACGCAATCCGACGACGTGGTTCGGTTCGAGCCTAAGGGGCCGGGAGACGAACCCAAGGCCAAGCAAGCCACGATGTACGCCAACTGGGTGCTGATGAACGACAACCAAGGGGTCATCATCCTGCACGACTGGTTCAAGGACGCGCTGCTCCAGAAGAACGGCATCGTCAAGGTCTGGTGGGACGATCAGACGGATGTAACTACGGAAAAGTATGAGAATCTCTCCGATGAAGAACTGACCCTTCTGCTGGCTGATGACCAAATGGAAGTTGTCTCCCAAGAGCAGACACAGATCGGCGAAGTTCCGTTGCCGGTTGATCCGATGGTCATGCAACAGGCGATGGCACAGGGTTTACCCCCACCGCAACCTGAGATGGTTCCGGTGTTCTCCTACAACGTCAAGGTCAAGAAGATCGACAAGAAGGGGTCGGTCAAGGTCGAGAACGTCCCGCCCGAGGAGTTCCTGATCTCCAAGAAAGCCCGCCGCCTGAACGAAACCCCGTTTTGCGCCCACCGCCGTCTGGCCACCCGCTCCGAGTTGATCTCGATGGGGTTCGACAAGGACACGGTGATGAACCTGCCGACCTACGAGGAACTGACCTACACGCCCGAGCGCGTCGCCCGCTTCACCAATGGCGAGCAGCCGGACGATCCCAGCCTCGACCCGGCGATGGAAGAAATCGAGGTGTTCGAGTGCTTCCTGCGTGTGGATCACGACGGGGACGGCATTGCCGAACTGCGCCACATCATGTACGCCGGGAAAGAGATCCTCGAGAACGAGGAAACCGACTACATCCCGTTCTGCTCCATCACCCCGATCCCCATGCCCCACAAGTTCTTCGGGCAGTCGCTTGCAGACAGAACGATGGACTTGCAGATGATTAAGTCCACGATCACCCGTCAGATTCTCGACAACCTGTACCTCTCCAACAACGCCCGCATGGCCGTGGTGGACGGGCAGGTCAACCTGGACGATATGTTGACCGTTACTCCGGGTGGAGTGGTTCGGGTTAAGAACCCCCAAGCCATTACCCCGTTGGTTGTCCCGCAGGTCGCCAACCAAGCCTTCCCGATGCTCGGGTACATGGACGAGGTGGCCAAGAAACGGACAGGCGTGACAGAAGCCTCGTTTGCCGTTGATCCGGACATCCTGCAAAACACGACCGCGACCGCCGCCGCGATGATGCAAAACGCCGGGGCTGCAAAGATCGAGTTAATCGCTCGGGTATTCGCTGAAACCGGGGTGCGCGACCTGTTCCGCAACATCTTGCACTTGGTCTGCAAGTACCAAGACAAGGAACGTATTATCCGGATGGCGGGTAAGTTCGTGGCCATTGACCCCCGCGAGTGGAACAACGAGTACGACGTGTCCATCAACGTGGGTCTTGGAACCGGCAACCGCGAGCAGCAGTTCGCCATGACCGCCGCGATCCTCCAGAAGCAGGAGCAGCTCATTCAGACGATGGGCATGAACAACCCATTCGTGTCCCCCGCCCAGTACCGCGCCACTCTTGGGCGCTACATCGAGTCCGTGGGCTTCAAGGATTCCACCGAGTTCTTCCGCGAGATCACCCCAGAGATCGAGCAAGCGCTGGCCCAACCGGCTCCGCCTCAGCCCGATCCGGCGACCCAAGCCATCATGCAACAGGCCATGAGCCAGATGGAGATTGACCGCGCCAAAGCCCTGAACGACCTGGAGATCCAGAAGGCCAAGGCACAGGCGGACATCCAGTTGCAGCGCGAGAAGGCTGCCGCTCAGATTCAGTTGGAGCGGGAGAAAGCCGCCGCTAACCTCGAGCTCAAGACCGCCGAGTTCCAAGCCGAGGCTCAACTCAAGGCCGCCAAGGTCGGCGCTGAAATCACAGGAAACGTGCAGATACCCGGATGATCGAAAACCAAGAAGCCAGGGCAAAAACCCTGCTGGACGACGAGTTGTTCAAGACTGTTGTGGAAACACAACGGTCGTTGTATATTAACCACATCCTGAACTCCGCAGAGGATGCAGTAGACGAACGTGAGCGTTCACTACTCAAACTGCGGGGATTGGACGAATTTATCGCTTCACTCCAGTCCATAGCGAAAAGCAAGGACATTAGGGAAAAAAGGTGGAAGATATTTTGAAGTTGTGTGGCAAATGCAAAACAGCTTTTCGGAAGTTGAATAGCAGTTATTGCTCGCCATGCACTTCCGAGTACCACAAAAAACGGTATGAGGCCAAGAAGGAAGAGTTGTTGCTGTATCAGCACGAATACATCAAAAAAAATCAAGATGCGATTCGGGCTAAAAACTTAATTTATAGAACAGTTAATCGTGAGTTTTGTAAAGAACTTGCTAAAAAATGGAAAAAATCAAACGCTGGCAAAGTTAACGCAACAAACAAAAAGAGGCGTTTAAGCCAGCAAAATGCAACACCACATTGGTTAACTGATGATGATTTTTGGATGATTGAGCAAGCGTACGAGCTGGCTCAGTTAAGAACAAAGATGTTGGGAATAAAGTTTCATGTAGACCATATTTTGCCAATTAAAGGCAAGACAGTATGCGGACTGCACGTTCCCAACAATTTGCAAGTAATTCCTGCTCTGGAAAATATCAGAAAAGGAAATAGAGTTTTTTAACAACCTAAGAGGTCGAAATGGAAAACACCAACCCGGAAGGGAGTGTATTAACAGTAAGAGGCGCTGCTCAAGCGTTTGAGGGATTGATGGGATCTGAGGAGCCGCAAGGCCAACCCGAAGCACCCGAAGCACAGGAAACTGAGGAAACTCAGGAGTACGAGGCCGCCCAAGACGATGAGGGCGAGGAGTATGAAGAGGAAGTTCAAGAGACTCCCAAGTACCGCGTCAAAGCAGGAGACGAGGAACTGGAGGTCGACCTTGACGAACTCGTAAAAGGTTACTCCCGCACCGCTGACTACACCCGTAAAACCCAGGCCCTCGCCGAACAGCGCAAAGCCATTGAGGCCGAAGCGCAGAAGGTGCAAGAGGCCAAAGTATTACGCGACCAGTATGCCCAACGGTTACAACTGATCGAGCAGATGCTCGCCCAGCAACCCGAGGAAGATTTATCTGCCTTGAAAGACACCGACCCAATTGGGTACGCAGTCAAAGTGGCAGAGAGGGCCGAGCGTGAAAAGCAACTGACTGCCGTGCGCCAAGAGCGTGAGGCGGTACTTGCCAAACAGCAAGCCGAGCATCAGCAGTTCCTCCAACACCATCTGCGTCAAGAAGCGGAACGGCTCGTCGCCGTCATCCCCGAGTACGCCGATGAGGTCAAGGGCGAACTGGTGAAGCGGGAAATCCGGGACTATGCGAAGAGCATTGGCTTTTCGGATCAGGAGTTGTCGCAGGTCTACGACCACCGTGCGGTGGTGTCTCTGTGGAAGGCAGCGCAGTACGACAAGCTGATGAAGTCCAAACCCGGTGCGGTCAAGAAGGTGGCGGAAGCCCCAAAGACCCTGAAACCCGGAACCGGAACCAGTCAGAACATGGACGACCAGTCCAAGAAACTCCGCCAGCAGCTCAAGAAGTCTGGAAAGGCTCGTGACGCGGCGGCTTTATTTGAACGATTCTTGTAAAGGATAATAAAATGCCTACATTTACCCGGTTTGACGCAGTTGGCGCTCGTGAAGACCTGAGCGACATGATTTATGACATCTCCCCGCAAGACACCCCGATCATGTCCTCGATCGGTAAGGGTCGTGCGACCGCCGTGTACCACGAGTGGCAGACCGACGCTCTGGCCGCGGCTACGACCGCCAACGCCGCTGTTGAAGGCGCTGACGCTACTGCCGCCACCCTGTCGCCCAC